TCCAATGTGGCAATGACATCATTACGATCCGTCGCCCTGAACCTGGCGAGTTGGTTCTAGGGAGTGACGGCACATAACAATGCGTCCACCGACAGGGGGTAGGTAAACCGAACTGACTCTTGACAGACGCGATGGACGCGTTTAAGATTATGCTGATCTAGCACGCCCGTTCTGTAATGGGCACTTTCAGAGATAGGCGCCTGATGTCATTTGACATCGGGCGCTTTTTGTTTGCGAGCACTCAGCTTTTAGGTAAAGGAGCAATGCGATGAAAAGCATCTTCCGGATTTTCCTGTTTATCGTGTTCGGTCTGTCGTTTGTGGCATGCAGCCCTGCACGGGCCGCAGCTGCACCGCTTATGGAACTGCCGGATGAAGGGCGGTTGCTGGTCCTTACGCTGGTCACTGCCGGCGTGACCTGGCTGCTCTTGAAAGCGAGCATCGTTTTCAAGGTCGATCTCAAGGGTTATGCCAATGCTGCGGCAGTGGCGCTGGCGCCAATCATTGTGACCGTGATCGAAAGCTGGCTGCAGCTCATTCCGCCTGCGTTTGACAACATTGTTTTGACGATCATCCATCTCATTGTTTTGGCAGTGGGTTCAATGGGGACATTTTTCTTGATTCAGCGCAAGGCGCCCAGCATTCGGTAATGACTGCCTACGATGATATCAAGAAGCTCACTGGGATCATCAGCGCACTGCGTGAGCCGTGGGACCATCATGGAGATGACGTGGCGAAGTACGCCGTGATCCTGGCAGATGCGCTAGGGCTGCCAAAGCACGAGGTGGAGCTGGTCGCCGTGGGAGCGAACTTGCATGACATTGGCAAATTGGTGGTCCGTGAAGAGTTGTTGAATCTGCCGCGCAAACTCGAAGATGAAGAGCGAGCACAAATGGAGAGGCATTCGATGTTGGGGTGGGCGATTGTGGAACAGGCTGGATATGACCCGATCATCCAGCAGATCGTGCGTCATCATCACGAGCGCTGGGATGGCACGGGGTACCCCGACCATCTGAAGGGTGATGAGATCCCGATCGGAGCGCAGATCGTGGGCATTGCCGATGCCTACAGTGCATTGACCAGCAGGCGGCTTTACCGAGATGCATATTCACACAATTTTGCGCAGGCGTTCATCCAGAAAGGCAAGACCACACAGTTCAACCCGAGGCTGGTGGATGTGTTTTTCGGGAAGGTGAAGTTCAGGCTATGACACCATCTTCCGCTTCCGTCGTTGAAAAAATCGATTCGCTGCTTGGAGACGATAAAAACTTCACCACGCGGACCGGTCTGCGATTTATGACGACGATCTTGAAGGAGGCGATGCTGGTGATCGGCGATGCGGCTGAAAATAAACAGTCCGTGGATACCCGCCTGAGGAATATGGAAAATGCACTCCAGGAGTTTTTTGAGCTGCGGAAAAAGGAGCAGGAGAAAGCCGATGCGGAGCGTGCAAAATGGCGGTGGGCGATCATTCTGCCGATGATCGGCATTCTGCTTAATGAACTTGCGAAGTGGATTTTCGGATAGGAAGTAAATCAGTATGACCATCAGACGCGTGACGCAGTTGGAGCTAGAAAATTTTGCCATCGGTCTCGATAAGGCTGAAGACGCTGAAGGCAAAGAGTTGTTGTCTGTCGCCGATGTGCGCGCGCGCGAAATGATGTTCATCCAGATGCTGCGCGACAAAGGCAAGATTTCTGAAGACGAACAGATCCCATCTTGGGCGGAGACGTATCACCAGTTATTGAATGCCAATGTACGCCCACGCATCGCGGCTTATGTTGCCTGGGCAACGATGCCCAAGAAATACCGCTGGCCCGAGACGCAGGACAAGCTGGCAACTGGCGTGCTGGGGCTTACGTCCGATCGGGCAATTGCCACGTGGCGCAAGAAGTTCCCCGAGATCGACATGATGATCTCAGAGCTGCAGGCGGAAGCGATGCTGGAATATCGTCCAGGTGCGTTCCATGCTTTGGGGAGTGTGGCAAGTGATCCGAGTTATCGGGCGAATCCGGACCGCCGATTGTTCTTTGAAATGACCAAGGATTACACGCCGCGCCAGAAGATCGAAGGCGATAGCGGTTCAACAGTTGGTCATAAGCTCCTGGGTCAACTGAAGAAGGTGCCCACGGCGCAGCTCCTGGAACTGCTGGGCACGGATGCGATGGAGATCATGAAGGAGCTGGAGGAGGAGCTGGAAGACGGTGAGCAATCAGCGGTCAGCGGTCAGCGGTCAGACGAGGATGAAGATGCCAACGAATAGCAAGCGCGAGGCTGTGAAGACTGAGATCAGGAGCCGCCTGTTGGCGGAGCGTGATTTCCTGTCTTTTTGCAGCCACGTGGATAAGAAACATCCCGTGGATGCGCGGCACGTGCAGATATTGGCTCACAAGCTGGAAGAGGTTGCGAAATATATCCTTTCGGATGGCAAGGAAGGCATCCGGCGTTTGATGATCTTCATGCCCCCGCGTTACTGGAAGAGCCAGACCGCCTCACGCAAGTTCCCTGCCTGGCTGCTGGGAAAGAACCCGGATCTGCGCATTATTCTGACTTCCTATAATGCAGACCTGGCAAGCAAGCATTCAAAGGCGGTGCGGGACCTGATCCAATCTGAGGAATATTCGCAGGTGTTCGGTGCGCTGGCTTCGACGACTGATCCCGTGTTGTTGGACCCTGAAAGCAAAGCGTCCGCTTCATGGGAGATCGCCGATCGGAATGGTGGGATGCTTGCAACAGGTGTGGGTGGTGGTATCACAGGTTTCGGTGCGCATCTATTCATCATCGATGATCCCGTGAAGGGACGGAAGGAAGCGAGTTCCCTGAATTTGCGGGAAGATGCTTATGAGTGGTATCGCTCCACAGCGTATACGCGTCTGGAAGATCATGGAGCGATCATCGTGATCATGACTCGTTGGGACGTAGAGGATGTGTCAGGTCATTTGCTGACGGCAATGGTCTCCGATCCTGAAGCAGACCAGTGGGAGGTTGTCTTCATGCCTGCCCTGGCTCTGGAGGATGATGAGTATCCAAAGACACAGGAAGAGTTTGTGGAGAACTTGTTGCGCGGACTTTATATCCCGATGGGCGGTGATCAACTCGGACGTTCACCAGGAGATCCATTATGGATACGCAAGCACGATGCAGCACAACTGAAGGCGCTTTCGGTCAATATGGATGACTTTGAATTCGTTGCTCAATTCCAGCAACTCCCACGCCTGGCAAAAGGCAATTTCTTCGATGAGAAGGATTTTGGTTTCGTGCAGAAATTTCCTGTAGACTTGCAGTGGTATCGCTATGTTGACCTGGCATTGGGGAAGACGGAGCAAAGCGATTTTAATGCGACGGCAGCCGTGGCGATGGATAACAATGGGGACGAGTATATCCGTGACATGGTGAAGGAACGGAATCTTGATCTCTTCCTTGGAAGTTTGAAGGCGCTCATGCTTTCAGATGCTGAAGAGGGAACGATCTGGGGCATCGAAGACAATGCTTTTCAATCCCTGGTGGTCAAGCAGTTTCTGGCTGATCGAAGCCTGGCGAAGATCCCGATCATTGGCATGACCCGCAAGAGTTCTGATGGAGATAAGACGCAGTGGGCTCAGCCCTGGCGTTTGCGAGCCAAGCAAGGAAAAGTTCATCTGGTACGCGGCGCCTGGAATCTGTCATTTTTGCGGACCGCAACCGCATTCCCGAACGGGCGCAATGATGATGAGATCGATACGGTGAGCGGCGGCAACCAGATGATCGCCGATAACGTGAGTGGCACGGGCAGGACCGCCACCAGTGAAGCAATTGTTGTGACTGCTGAACAATTATTCGAAGGAGCGATGACATGAAGAAGAAATTGAAAAAAGGCAACCCCATTACAGAGATGGTGAAGGGTTCATTGGAATACACGATGAACCTGATCACTGCCGCATTTCGTGTGCAGTTTGGACCCGGCTATTCTTCTGACAGTGGTCCATGGCGCACGATCGTGGACACCTTTGCGGATTATGTGATCGTAGGTGAGTGGGGGTCTGCCAGCAAGCTGAAGAACGATGAATATTACAAGGTCACATATACCCGAGATGGGGTGAAGTTTACCTTCGCTCCGATGGATCAGTGGGAAGTGGTGGAACTGGCGTATCAGCCGCAGACCGCAATCAGCGAACAGCGGTCAGCGGTCAGCGGAAAGAAGAGGGGTCAGAGAATTGAAGAGCGTGTAAATGCCGGCGTGACTTTGCTGGAACGTGAAGATGGCAAGCCGCGCAGGATCAAGATCGATGGAGCTATCCAGGCGGGCGTTGTCAATGGCAACGGTCGCCGATATCCCGGCTCTGTGCTCGAAGCAGCGGTTGCTGAGCTGAGCAGCCATCTGAATGAGAGCGCGGGACAGGGACGAGCGATTCAGGTTCTCGGTGAGGCAGAACATCCGTCTGACAAGGGCGGGCGTCCGAACCTGCTGGAGACTGTGACCAAGTGGGAAGAGGTGGCGTTCGATGGCACGAACGTAGATCTCACCGGTCGCATTCTGGAAACCAGCAAAGGCAAGGACATCCTGACACTGATGGAAGGCGGCGTGATGCCTGGTGTGAGCCTGCGTGGCTACGGTGAAGGCAAGAGCGTGAAGGAAGGCAGTGAAAAAATCTTCGATGTGACGGAGCTGCATATTACCGGCTTTGACCTGGTGCTGGAACCGTCCTTTGAGAATGCTGCGCAATTAACCGAATCTCAATCATCTATGGAGGATGACATGAACGAACTGTTGGAGCAACTGAAAAAATTACTTGCTGAGCACCCTGAGCTGTTCAACCAGGGCATGACCGAAGCTCAGCTCGAAGCGCTGAACGAAAAACAATTGAAGAGGCTCGATGAATCACTGCGCACCGCCCTGGGGGTTGACGCGAACGCCAACATCATCGAGGCGGTGAAGGTCAACGCAGAGAAGGCTCGCAAGTTCGATGAGAGCCAGAAGCAGAACGCGGTAAAGGATGCGATCGTCGAAGTGAAGAAAGATCTTCCGTTTGGCGATAAGTTGAACAAGATCTTCACGGAGGCGCTGGATGGTATGACTTTCGAAACGCCAGACCAGGTGAAATCCTTTGCCGAGTCACAGCGCAAGCAGTTCAGCCACCTGGCAGCCGCGGGTGTGTTGAAGGGCATGGGCTTCGACGAAGAGACCAGGAGCGTGACGGTGCTCGGCGATGTGCTGGAGCTGGAGACGGGTACACCGTCCTTTGCACGGGTTGCCTTCCAGTTGACTGAATCGATCCGCAAGCATGAGAAGCAGCCCAAGAGCGCGATCCAAATGCGCGCCGAGAGTGCAGCCTCCGTCTACACCCAAATCCTACTGGAGCGCTTCGATACGGTGTATCAGAAGCAATTGATGGTGGAAGCCCAGATGCTGGAAGAAGCTGAGCTGACCACGGACCTGAACCTGCCTTATAGCGTTTCACGGGCGATCATCGAAGAGGTATTCCCCAATCTCGTTGCGGCCAATGTTTTCGACGTGGGCACGATCGAAACATCTCCCACCCGCCTGTACTACGAAACCACCACCGGCGAAAGCGGCTATGCTGTGGACGTTACCGATGAAGTGGAAACCGCTGGTGCTGAAGACACCTGGTACAGCCTGAGCCACGGGCGGATCACTCCCGGATCTGTCACCGTGACCAGCAACCCCGCAGGTACGACTTACGTCGAAGGCACCGATTACGTGATCAACTATGCAGATGGGAAGATCAAGGCATTGACCGCAGGAAGTATCAACGCCAATGATCTGCTGGTGGATTACAGCTACAGCGCGATCCGCAACGGTGAAATGCAACCCATCGAACGGGTGAAGACGACGCTGGCGTACAAGACCATTGAAGCCGCAGCGGACCGCCTGGCGGACCAGATCTCACGTGAGGCAATCGTGTTCTCCCGCTCACAATTGGGCTGGGATGCGGTAGCTCGCACGATGGCAAACCTGGTGCGCCAGATGCGCCGCAAGATCGATCAAGGCTTGCTCTACATGGCGTTCTCGGCTGTGAAGTCGGTTGCCAGTAACTCCACCGCAGCGTGGACGATCAGCACAGCGGATGCGGACCTAGCTACATTGTATGCACTGCTGGGAAACGCGGCTGTGATCGTGGCGAAGCGGTTCTATGAACCGACTTTCTACCTGGCGAGCATCACGAACACCGATCGCTTGAGCAACTGGACAGGCTTCAAACGTGATGGTTATCCACAGACGCTGATCAATGCAGCTGGCTTTGCCGGGATGGTGAAGAATCGTCCGATCTTCGCCTCCACCGAGTTCTCGGATACGTTGTGGATCGTGGGCAACCGCGAGCTGGTACAGCACCGTGTCTATCTGCCATTGAGCATCAAGGGACCTTTCCCCACATATGCAACCACCGGTGATGTGACCCGGCTTGTAGCAGCGGATCAATATTTTATTGAGGAGTTCAATGCCACCGAATCGCTCGTGCCTGAGAAGGGTGCATTTGTGCCGGTGGAAGAAGCGGCTTCGTAAAAGCAGAGACTAGAGATTAGAGACTAGCGATTAGAGACTAGAGACTACCCCCATCCCCTCCCCCGCCCTTCCTGCAGGGGAGGGGAAATCTGGAGAAGCATGGCACAACGGCATTGGGCAAGACCAATTGATTTCTTTGCGAGACACTCGAATTACATCGATCACATGGCGCCTATTTATCTTGCGCTGGATGAATCGGTGCGAGGGTCGTTCTATGTGCCTGCTCCGATCCATGAGTATGCGCTTCGAAGGGGTATCGAGGCTGTGGCGCTGAAATCCCCGGGCGTGAATAATAAGCTGGATGTGATGCCTCCAGGGAGCGGACCGGTTGTCACAGCCGCGTATGGGGACCTGCAGGCGGCGCTGAGGAATGATCCGCGGAGACCGCAAATCTTCATGCAGCATGGGATTGGTCTCACGTTCATGCACACGGCGTATGCAGGCGGGGCAGGGATGCAGAGGGATGTCTCTCTATTTTTGGATCCGAATGAGCACACGCGGGCATTGATCGCAAAGACGTTCCCACATAAGCCAGGATTCGTGATCGGAACACCGAAGATGGATAAGCTTTCAGCCATCAGCTTTCAGCGGTCAGAAGGAAAGCCCGTGGTTTGCATTTCGTTCCACTGGGATGGATCTGCGATCGCTCCGGAAGCCGGGAATGCATTGAAGCATTATGCAGAGATCCTGCCCGTCCTGGCAAAGCAGGAGAAATTCACAGTCATAGGGCATGGACATCCAAGGATCATGCCGGGATTGGATCCTTATTTACGGTCCGTGGGCATCGAGCCAGTTTGTGATTTCGAGGAAGTAATGCAGCGGGCAGACGTGTATGTGAATGATTGTTCATCCACGCTATATGAGTTCCTGGTGACGGGCAAGCCGGTGATCATTCTGAATGCGCCACACTTCAGGCGCGGCATGCATACCGGCATCCGCTTCTGGGAGTACACGGATGTGGGTCCGATGGTGGATGAGCCGGGAGAGTTGCTTTCAGCGATTGGCCATCAGCTATCAGCGGAAGGCAATGCGGAATATGCAGGCGCCAGGGCGAAAGCTGTGGCAGAGCTATATCCTTATCTTGGTAAATCTTCAGAACGGGCCGCACAGGTGATCGAAGAGTTTGTGGCTTCAAAGGGTCCTGTGATCCACAAGATCGAACGCGTGCATGATGAGACGATCGGCATTCTGTATATGTGTTTTGGTTCGAAGGCGGCAGCGGAAGTTCGCAAAAGCATGACATCGCTCAGGAACCTGGGTGTGAACATCCCTGTGTGTGTGGTGGGGGACACGGCGGTGAAAGGCGCCCAGTGGATCGAGTGGACCGGAGAATATCCTTTCGATGCCAGCCAACGGGAGAACTTCCAATTCAGGGCAGGACGGATCAAGCCGCATCTGGTGGAGCTGACACCGTTTGAACGCACACTTTACATCGATGCGGATACCGAGTTCATGTCTGATATCGTGAAGGGTTTCGAATTCCTGGACGATCATGACCTGGCGTTGGCGGAAGAACTGCTCACCATCGGTCAGCTTTACAACAAGGAGCGAGCTGGCTGGGAGATCAACATCCAGGAGCGGGATCAGACGATCAAGGAGCTGGGCGGAGATGCCAATCAGAAGTTCCTGAATTCGGGTGTGCTCTTCTTCCGAAAATCTGAGCAGGTGAGGGCACTGTTCCAGGCATGGGGCAGGCAGTGGCTGAGATATCAGCAGTGGGATGAGCAACTGGCATTGATGCGAGCGATGCATGAATGCGCTGTGAAATATAAAGCGTTGTCAGTGGATTGGAATCATCCTCATCGGAACAAAGCCAGGATTATTTTTCACAATTACGGAAGAGGCGTGGCAAGGACAAATGTGAACAGAAATGGAGTGACAGCATGAATAACAACTTACCAAGGATCAGTGATATCGATGCGGTTGAAATTGCACGAGTGGTGCGACCATTGACCGACATTAATGAGCGTGAATGCGTGGCGAAACTGGCTGCGGACGTTCCGCTTGGCGGCTCGATCGTCGAGATCGGTTCGCTATATGGCGGTATGACGGCCGTGCTGGGACTGGCAGCTCCGGAAGCCAAGATCGTTTCCATCGATGATTACTCATGGCACCCTGCGGATGATGTGCCCACCAGCAAGGAATTATTGCTGGCAAATATGAAAAAAGTGGGTGTGACGAATGTAAAGGCGAGGCAAGGTGACAGCCGCGTGATCGGGAAGACGTGGAAAAAGGCCATCGATCTGCTTTGGATCGACGGCGGGCATAGCTACGAATATGTGCATTCGGACCTGGAAAATTTCGGGCCGCATGCGCGGGTGATCGCTGTGCATGATTATCAGAACCCCGCCTGGGCAACGATCGAGCAAGCCATAAATGATTTCATACGTGATCATCCCGAGTGGGCGATCACTGAAGTTGTTGGGATGGTGGCCGTGTTGAAACGCAAGGATGAAGCGGATCAGGGATGAGCATGATGCGTCTGCTAAGGCATCTTCATAATCTTCACCTGGGACAAACAGCCTGGATCGTTGGCAAAGGTCCGAGTTTGAGATTCATGCGAGCTGAGCATTTTGGCGATGATGGGCCTGTGATCACCATGAATGCAGCCATTATGCCTGTGCAGGCGCTTGGACTTCCCAATCCACTTTATGCGATGCAGAAAGATGGGTGCTCTCACCAGCCATGCGTTTGCAAGCCGCGAGGCGATGAGCTGCCACTGGTGAGGCTGGCAGAAAGCACGACGCTCTTCTTGCAGAGACCCGGGTTTTCGGAGCAGTGCTTCCCAATGCATGCGAACACGATCTATATACAACCCGAGTTCGATCTGAACCTGCCCGAGCATGCCATGAGCATCCGGATGTGCGCAGCAATTGCCCGCTTTATGGGCTGTTCTGTGATCGTCTTTATCGCCTGTGATTCGCTGGCAAATGGCGATATTCGCAGAGTGGACTTTTGGACGGGCGAGATCAAAGAGGATGCTGCCTCCGTGAATTACCTGCCCAACAATCCACGATTGCTGAAGGATCTTGGGAAGTTCCCGTTTCGCTGTGTTACTCCAGAGGGAGAGATGGCATGAGCAAACTACTTTCTGAACTGGTCGCAAAATTGGAATTGGATGTACCTGCGGAGGATGGCGTTCCCACGGAAGTGCAGTATGAGAATGCCGTGAAGGATGCAATCGCTGACTTCTCAGAGCAGTGTGGTTTGGAGCAGATCGGCACTCTGAATGTCGTTTCGGGCACCGCTACCTATGATCTGCCGGCCGATTTCCTGAAGCTGATCAGGCTCACGCAGCTAGGTGGAGAAGGCGTGCTTTTTAGCACGAACAGCCAGATCATCCCGCTGAGTGGAGGCTGGTGTGAGAAGCACACGATCCGGAATGGAAAGATCACGTTCTATCCAATCCCGAGATATTCGTTCGAGCGTGAGTTCTCTTACAAAGCTGCCTGGATCGGGACCGATATCGAGGCGGAGGGGTCCGAGGCAGCGGATGTGGAGTATGAAACCCTGGGCGAGCGGGAAGCCAGGATCGTGCTGTTGAAAGCCAAATCTCTGGCGCTCACCAAGCTGTCCAATGCGCAGGCTGGCAGTGCCATCAAGTACAGCTTTGGTGCAGTGAGTGAAGATCT